GCAGTCCGCCAACCGCGAGAACATCGAGAAGGACATGGCCCTCTATTCGGGAGCCTACCAAGTGGAGGACGCGCCGTTGCTTGACGCCTACGGGGGTGCCCATGCGGCCTACTCCCTCCGCAAGCTGAACAGCGACCACACGGGGTCGGCGGTGCGTATTGCCCGCGACAGCGACTTGGCAGAACAGGACATCGGGTTCGACGCTGACGGCAACTTGGACACAGCGGCTGCCATTGCTTTTTGCCCTTCGCAATATGGGAGAATCAAGATTTGGTATGACCAAAGTGGCAACGGCAACAACACAACCCAAAGCAGTCAGGCCGGACAGCCGATTCTTGTAGAGCAAAACAACTCCGTCATCACCGTCGACGGCCAACCGGCCCTGCGTTTCTTTGGTACTGACGACGCCTTCCCCTTCGACAGCACGGGCCTGGACATTGGCAACATGAGCTCGTTCGCCGTGTTTAAGTTGAGCAACACGACAGGCATCCAACGGGTCATCCAGTTGAGCGGCTCGCCCAATAGGTGGTACGCTCCGGTCATTGCGGGCGGGAACTTCCAATACAGCTACGCCGCCGCAAACATCACGCCAGCGGCAAACACGAACAACAACCTCCACACCCTTATTGCGGGAGCGACGCAGGGCGATGCGGAAGCGTTCCTTAACGGAACAAGCGCGGGAACCACAACCCTGTCCAGCGGTGTTTCAGCAGGCGGGACAATCGGGGGTTCAGGCTCTGACTTCCTGAACGGCTTCATCCAAGAGGTCGTCGTCTACTCCAGCGACCAAAGCGAGCGCCGCGAAGGCATCGAACGCAACATTTCAAACCACTACGACTTATGAGCTACATCCTAATCTCAGCCAACGACGACTTGACGTCGCAGGAGCGCGCCGAACTCATCACCCGCGAGCTCTACAACATCACGGCCCCTGAAGCCATGCAACACGACTACCAAGCCGACGGCACCGTCTTCGGCCTCGTGGAGCACCCCGACGGGGGCGACTGGGCCATGCACATCCAAGTTGACTGGCTCATCTACTGCCATGACGACGTGGACCTTGCTCGCCTTGTAAGTGCCTTTCCTGAAGTGCCCGCCGACGAGGTGGCAAGCCTCAGCGCCTTGATTGAGTCAAGCGACAAGATCGAGTTTGCACAGATCATTCCAAGCACCGCCACCGTCCGCGACAACGAATACATGGTCGACAACGGCTGGTTCTCTGACGAAATCTAAAACCCTGAGACATGAACTTTCTTCTCAACCACTGGGCCGAGTTGGCCCTTGCCCTCTTGGGAGCCCTTGGCACCTACACAGCCCTCACTGAATCCACCAAGGACGACAAGGTGGTGGACGTACTGAAACGAATTGTGAACGCCATCGTCTTGGGCCGTTCTCGTAAATCCAACAAGAAGTGAAGACCTACGACCTCATCAAAGTTGCCAGCACGAAAGCCACAGACGGCTTTGAAGATGCCAACGGCTACATCATGCACAACAGCTCGTCGGACGTTGACGTGGAGGTCGTGCCCTACGGCACGGAGTATGCCGCCCCTTTGGTGACAAGCTCCGCACCCAATCAAGTGCCCGGGATTACAAGCGGGACTCCGGCAACAATTACAGCAAGCCAAACCGTGACAGGGCGCACCGCCACGAGCATCACCGGTGAAGGTAGCGGGGCGACATTCACGTATGTAAGCGACGGGAGTGGCGTCATCACAAGCATTGCCGCAGACGCGGCGGGAACGGGCTATTTGGAGAACGACCACTTGAGCATCACGACAACGCCGGCTCATGGCTCGCAGACCATCAAGTTCCGACTGGTGACAGGAAGCAACCGTGCCGAGGTGCCCGTGACTTTAATTCACGACCGCCAAAACCCGTTAGGTTTTGCAGTACGGGAATACAAGGTTTTGGGCGATACTGACCGCACCGTCATGGTGCTACGTGAACACACGTGACCAACTATGAGGCCATTTTGGAGGAGTTCGCAAGGGAAACAACCCTCGCCGCAAAGCGCGAGCTTGGTTCGCGACGCATTGGTCGCAATCGCTCGTATGGCGTGGCGACGCGCAAGCTCCAAAGGTCTCTCACGTTTAGTTTTCAAGGCTCTCGCCTTGCGTTCGGTTCTCCGGTTCCTTACGCCGGTTTTGTTCATTGGGGCGTTAACGGCACCAATCGTTCGCACGGTTCGCCGTATTCGTACACGACGAAGCAACCGCCCACCGACGTCATCATGCAATGGATGCGATCCAAGCCGGTGCGACTGCAAAAAAAGGGAGGCAAGGGCTTCGCGCGTCAAACGCCGTCGGCGCTCAAATCAGCGGCGTACCTCATCGCGCGGGCGATCAAGAGGAACGGCGTCCCGGGGGTGAAATACTGGACCGAAGCATACGAGACAATGTGGCCGCGCTACGCCCAAAAGATAGCGGAAGCAAAAGCCGAAGACGTGGCCCTTGAGATAGCGGCCAACATTGGAGGCATAACCATCAAAGCCAAGTAAGACATGGCCGTTGCCCTTACATCGGAGCCGGTTGACGACCTCAACCTCTGCAACCAACACCTCATCTACGTCATGAACGACACGGTCACGACTCCGGACCGTTACATCGTGCAGGTATTTGAAGGCGAAAGCACCTCATCGCAAGGGCCTGAGATAGCCAAGGTCTACATCACGCCGAACGCGGAAAACCGTGGCGTCTTTGACTTGGGCGACATCGTAAGCAACCGCCTGTTGCCCCCTGCTACGGTGTCATTTCAAGGTCAGGACCGCTTTGTTATGACAGGGCACAACCAAAACGAGCGCGCAGAGTCAACCGACAGAACTGTCAAAAAGTACACCCTTCGCTTTGGGGGGATCTACGACGGTGACGAAGACCTCAACGACGACTCGGCCGTCAAGTTTTTGGTGGGTGGTGCTTGGCAATTTAAGGACGGCAAACACCCGAGCTTTTCGGAATATTACGCCGACTCATTAAGCAACACGGCCAAGTTGTGGTATACAGACCTGCCCAACAACTCGCAGGTCATTGAGCGACACATGGCCGACGACGACGAAGGGCGCGTGAGCATTGTCATGGGGTATTACTTAGGCATCACCAGTTACCTCCTACGGGTTACGGTGCAGGCGTTCCAAGCCGACGGCACAAGCATCCACACCGAGACGTTGACACTTTCAAATTCCACGACGTACCGGTTGAACCAATACTGGATTCCATGCGGGCCCGTTAACGTCAAGGCTTTGTTCGGTTCAGATTGGTCGGACGACTGGGACTACATCGAATTGACGCCAAAAGCCTACAACAACGCTCAGGTCGGAGCCAAGTATGTCATCCGAAAGGACTGCCGACCCATCAAACACCAGCCCGTCCAACTCGCATGGACCAATAGCGTCGGAGGGTGGGACGGCTTGCGGTTTGATGCACGCGCACCCAAGACCATCACCAAGAACGAGAAGCGGTTCCGCAAAGACCCCGTCACTTGGCAAAGCAGTTCCCCAACTTGGAACACTTGGGACCGTGAAAACACGACCTTTCACAATGAGGGCAAGATTCGGTTCACCTTGACCCACGACCAATTCAGCGCGGAGGAGCGTGCGCTCTTGGAATTTTGCATGAGGTCGCGCCTTGTGTACTACCGATACGGCACGGGCGATTGGTTGCCCTGCGTGGTCGACACCAACTCCCTCCTCATTGAACCGGCGGGGTCTAAAATGTACCGGGTGTCGCTTGCGATTGAAGACGCAAACCCGGTGCGATGCTGAGGCTAAACGTTTCCGACGTTGACCTCGACCTCTACCAAGACGAGGCGGTCAACCTTACGGTGCAATTTTCCGACCTTGAGGGCATCAACAGCCCGGTCGGTTCGTTCTCGCAAACCTTCAGGGTGCCGGGGACGCAAAAGAACATGGACGTCTTTGGGCCTATCAACATGGTGGATCCAGGAAGCGTCAACCTCAAGACCAAGAAAGCGGCCGAGCTTTTTTCGGGTTCGGTGTCGATCCTTCGGGGGTTTGTTCAGGTCAAAGCCGTCTACCTTCAAAAGAAAGAATACGCCGACATCGAGCTCGTGTTTTTTGCGGGTGCGGTGGACCTCAAGACGGCCATTGGTGACGGCATGCTGACTGACCTCGACTTGAGCGCTGACGACCACGACCTCACGTACGCAAATGTCACCGGGTCATGGACCGGTTCTGGTGTGGGGCCAGAAATAACCTACGGCCTAATCGACAAGGGTGACAACTGGGATTTTGACACGGGCCAAATTCCTTGGACACTAAGCAACGGCCTGTATTTAGGGCAACTCACGCCGATGTTTCAGGCCAAGTACGTGTTCGATAAAATTATGACGGGGGCCGGCTACACTTACGACTCGACGTTCCTTGAGGGCACCGGCTCGGAGTCCTTTGAAAAAATATACCTTCCCGGGCTAAACGGCTCGTCGGCACCTATCACAACCGACAACGACCAACCCAACGCACGAGCAGGATTGGATGCTGACTTCACAGGCTCGACGCTTACGACCTTGGACCTTGTAGACAACGCCACAGGGGCAATTGACGACGGATCGAACTGGAACAACACGACGCACAAATACACGGCCCCCTATACGGGAAAGTTTGCTTTGAGGTTGACCTATTCCTACGACCAAGGGTCACACACTAACCACGTCACAATACAAGTGGTCAAGAACGCCTCGACCGTTTTGTTCTCTGCTGACAGTGGCCCGTCTACGGCACAAAACAGGCTAAAGGCATTTCTTTTTGACTTAGAAGAAAACGACACCATCGAGGTCAAGGGGAGGGCTCATGCGGCTGGCGTTTCAATCAAAGGCAACGATTCGACTATCTCCGGGATTCGCACCTCTTTGGAAATTATAGGTGGGTTTCCGTTCTCGGGCTTTGAGGTTGACGTCGCCGCCAATATGCCCGAGCTCAAACAAATCGACTTTGTCACGGGCTTGCAGAAAATGTTTAACCTCGTGTTTGTGCCGGACAAGAACAGGGAAAAACACCTGCTCATTGAGCCGTATGTAGACTACATGGCCGCCGGGACGGACAAGGCGTGGAACGACCTCATTGACTACGGCCACGACATCACCCTCAAGCCTACGACAGACCTTCAGGCTAAACAATACGAGTGGACGCACAAGGCTGGGCGCGACTTTTTGAGCCAAAGCGTCGACAACAGCTTGGACCGCGTGTATGGAAACTACCGAGTGACCGACGCCGACAACGACTTCGCCGCAGGCGAGAAAAAGGTCGAGACTCCTTTCGCGCCATACATCACGAGCCTAATACCGGGTAGCGACTTTCCCATTCACCGTAGCCTAAAACAAGACGGAACCGGCATTGACAACCCGTTGCCGATGCTGGCCTACTACCACGGGCTTGTGAACGAGTTCGGGACATGGTATCTACGCAACGACAACGGAATCGAAACGGCTCTCACCACGTTCCCGAGCTTTAGCAACTACTCGAATGACCTGCCCGAGCTGACGTCGTTAGACCTCAACTACGGCATGGAAGCCCCTTTCATCACGGTGGAATGTAACCCTCGGGACACGCTATTCATCAAGTATTGGTCGCAATACGTGACCGAATTATACAGCGAGGAAGCCCGCCTCATGACGCTACACCTCAAGCTCGACCGCGTAGAGTTGGCCGGCTTTGAGTTCAGCGACAAAATTTGGATGCGTGGGGCGCGGTGGCGCGTGCTCAACATGACGTACGACGCGAACGTGGAGGGCTTAGTTCAGGTCGAGTGTATAAAGGTGCTATCCGACGTT